TTGGCAAGTTCGGCATCTCCTGGGGCATTCCCGACTGTACCGCCGGAAGAAACTCTCCCCTGGGGGGTCATACCGAACATAGTATCGGCCTCTTTCTTGTGCTTGTAAGTACCAGAAACGGACGTGCCCTCCAGGACATCACCGGTGAATAGTTCCATCTTCCTCTGCTTATAGTCGGTGTTCGTGTTCATCGTTTTCCCGGAGGTGAAGTACGGCATCACCTCAGACGGGCGCATGTTAGGAGTGATGATTCCAGATTCCTTGGGAACCTGGGCCTTCTTCCACCGTTTTTCAGCCTTCTTCCTATATTTCCTCACCATATCTGTCGGCTTCGTGTCATAGTCTTCGCGAACTCCGTTTCCAGATCCCAGAATGTCTGCGTATCTGTTCCTGTCCTGACGAGGTTCTCTCCCTTCTTGGCTGTTATATAAACCGTAACCAATGATACCGGCGATGGCCAACAACTCCATTATTATCTATTGTTTAACAATATTTTATTTTTTAGAACTTTACGTTTTGTCGGCAAATGTATATTGTATCGACAAACTGCATTTTCAATCAAGTATATAATTATCACCTGGTTTTAAGATTATAACGTGCCAGGTTCTTGTAGTAGTCCTTATTTAGAATAGTCTGCTGCTGGCCAACGATCCCGGCAGTCATGTGCGCATCGGACTCTCCCTCGACCTTCCGGACAACCTTGGGCATCTTGGGGGGCTTCACGTAGTAGGCGGTCAGGGAGTTGGTGACCTTCTCGACCTGCTTCGCGTTCCTCTGCAGGAACTGTCTGTACTGAGAGTCATCGGGGGTCTTGAACTTGTCCTCGAGGTAGTTGTTGTAAATACCGGACGACACATAGTTGGTGAAGCTCCGACCATCCGAAAGTGCGGGCATAATTCTACTTCCCATTTTGTCTAATATATATTACATTATATATTTTTAATTTACATAAAACCACATATATCCACGTGTCTGACCGTTTCTGCGTATGCTATGACTTATAGTAGAATGAGGATATCCCAGTATACGCTCTGCTTCTTCCGAAGAAGGATATTCGTCTCGCGATCCGTCTTCTAAAATCCTGTATACGGGATTTCCTTTGACACCGACTTTCCTCGTAATATCCCACTCGGGATACTTTGCTCGTTCCTCTTCGTCCGCATATTTCCAAGTAAACCCGCCTCTAGGACCACGAAGACCCTTGGCGCATTTAGTTATTTCTCCCTTCGGCAACCCAAACTGTTTTTCGGCATCCTTTATAACATCAAATTCTACCGTGTGTCCTAATACGTGATAACCAACGATACCCTTGGCATTACGCCCTTTGGATGCTATCCTCAACTTTTCTCTTGTTTCCATACTTACCGGTTCGCGAAATTCGGCACCTCCGCCATCACCACCATTAGTCAAATTATAACCATTTTGTTTGATAGTCGTGCTCAAATATTTTATATATCGTCTCTCCCAAAAGCACGCTTCTGATTTAGAATAGCACTCCCTGACTTTTACTACAGTCATTTGTTCTGCTCCGTAATAACGAATTGCGTTTTCTATCGCCGGACAATGATTTTTCCCTTTTGTGCTATTTTCTAGATGTTTGTAAAAACGTTCGTACACGGTTTTACCGGTGTATCCTACGTATATCTTTCCTTTTGGTGATATAATAAAATACACACGGTGTGTTGTTTTCATAATGTAATATATACCAGATTATCACGAGTATATAAAACATAGTTTGTCAATATGCGGGTGTAAACAAAATAACGACAATTATAATATTATTTTCTAAATATAAATGCGATGGGACGACGCAAAATTATGCGCAATTCTAGATAGACACGAATTATTTTCTAGAAGTAAACCCGTCCTAGAAAAATACGACGAATATAGAGCAGCATTGGAGCAAAATAAGATAAAAATAGAAGACGTAATCCGCAAGAATATGAAGGGGGCGTCTATAAAGTGGATGCGAAACGCGTTTCCTTTTGACGTGGACGGCGATAGACACTATCTAATATGGAGTCAAATACCCCTAACCAGTGAGAAGATAAACGAAGTCGCGTTAATGCACGTGGGCATCAGTGAATTTTTCTGTTTTGTAAATCCCGAAGAACGTCAGAGCGTACACGGACTGTGGCATGCTCACTGTCTTGTGAAAAGGGGGTAATTTCCCCACTGGTTTTTTAGTTTGTCGATCTATGATTTATTACAACGACAAACTAATTTTTTAAAAAATGAACATGTTTTTAGATTAACCGAACAGCTCCTTGGCGTACAGGTTAGGTTCGATCGTGCTCTGCGCCCAGGGGCCGACATCCGCCTTGGGGATGAGGGGGTTGGCACGGAGGTCATAGTTAGCATTCTTGAGGGAAGAGCCCTGGGTGTTGACACCGACCCACTGGGTTGCGGTCAGGAAGTTCTGTGCCTGCAGGTTCTTGGGGGCGAACTGAGCGAAATCGGCGGCCTCGGGGGTAATCTTGGGCAGCAGCTGAGAGGAGGGGGTCAGCAGAGGCATAGCGGGCTTCATCACCTTGGGGAGAGAGTCCTCGGCGTCCATGGTATCATCATAAGGCTCGTCTTCAGCATCCTCAATGTCATCACCCTCCTGGACGTATTCGTCATCATCCTCCATGTCCATATCGTCCTCTGCGTCAGTGTCCTCGGGGTAGTACATGTCATCATCATCCTCCATGTCGTATTCCTCGCCCTCTGCGGAGTTCATGTATTTCTCCAGTGCCTTGTAAGGCATGGGAGGAGAAATCTTCTTCTCGTTCATGTTTTTCCACAGCATGAAACCAACGAACACAATTGCAATAAGAGCCAAAATTTTAGCCATGTTAGACATATCCATCGTATTGTATTACTATGATAATATATTATATTTTTTTTTATTCAGAAAAAAATCTACGCGAATTCCCCTGCGTAATTATATTTTTTCCTTTCGCGAGTGGGTTTAATCGAGCATTTAGGGAGTCTTGCGAGTTGCGTCTGGACGAGAGACATTATCGAACCAAATTCCGCAGACCCAAACCACATGCCTGAGATTTTTAAGATGCACCTGACTTCCGCGGGAGTGCAAAAAGTGTTGTCGATGAAACCCCCATCTGTATCGAATGCTGCAAACTCATCCGAAATCTTAACTTTCAGCGTATCAGACTCAAGGAATGACTTGAAACCGCTGTCGAGCGCGCTATTTTCAATATCATTTTTGAACCACTTGGTCTTATTTTCCTTAGCGAGCCTTAGCATATTCTCCTCGTGGTTCTTTACAAACTTGGAAAACCCACCAGACACCTTGACAACCGTCGAAACCCCAGATATGGGTTCCAGCAGTTTTACTACGGGGGTCTGGACTAGGAGGGGCTTCCTCAAAGGAACAAAGTACACGCCATTTTCCTTGCGCATCTCCCCGAACTCATATTGCATCTGGACGTCTTTATAATATACGATGTCGTCCTCTAATTCTTCGACTACGGATTCTGCGATCTTTTCAGCTACAACTGCGACTTCTTCGGTTGTAAATGTACCCGCTTCGCTTACGCAGTCGCTGCGATCTTCGACCTGAACCTCGATGCTATCGTTGCTCTCTTCGACCTCAATATCGTCAATCAACGTACTCTCCTCAATATCAAGGTTGCTACCTTCTTCGACAACGACGATTTCTTCGACAGGCTCCTCTTTGATCACGATGTTGCCGGGGGTCTCGCTGATTATAACGACATCGTCAGCCTCCTCGTCTACAGCGTCTTCTACGTTGTCCGAGGTCTCCTCAACCACGTCTTCTTCTTGAACGTTAACCACGATGACCTTTCCTGTTTCTTCCTCCGCGTTTATTTCTTCCTCTGCTACGGTATTGTCCTTGTTTTGGTTCCAGTGTTCAATGTTATCTCTTCTCAGTATCGAATCTACCGTTTGGCCAAAGCGCTTGCTCAAAGGTCCGGGGCTGGGGGCGATCATCATTACCATTACAGTCACATCGTAATTTTTTTTCATCAATTTTACACACTAAAAATAATATTTGATTTACATATAATGTCTTCTAAGTCTTCTAAACGAATGTCCGTGACCCGACCGGTAAAAGGAGGGTTATTTCCTCTGAAACCCCGTCGGAGGTTTGCGAAGTCTCCCGCATACAAGTCACCCGCTAAGACGACCGACAGAGAGGAAATCCCACAGCCTAAGGATTACAGGTTTGCTATCGGAGAGACGGTGGTAGTATATTTTGACGAGCGCGCTAAGAAGATCATAGGGGTCTTGCCGTGGAAGAACGCAAAATCCCCCTTGAGCAAAGTGTCTACGTATGGAAAAATCATCCGAGCGTCTTCCGACAAGGCAACCGTTGCGTTTACCAGACCGAGCGGATCGTTCAGCGCTCGTTTGAAATCGGACACCCCCATGAGCGTCGATGGCGGTTTCCCTCTGTTTGCACTTCTGAATTCTAATTTCGTGGCCACCGACGTAGAGAGATTTGATACAAAGTCGACGAGGCCCGTCGGCGAAGCTGTAAAGGTATACTTCGATCCTATATCCGGCAAGGCAGTCGAGGAACCCACTATATACTCAGTTATGGGTAAGATAGTAAAACCCGGTGTGGTAGAGGTTCCAAAGGTAGTAATCAAAACAGTCGTAGTCAAGGGAAACGTCCCCAA